ATCGACAACATCACCATCCACGGACGCAACGTAGAACGTGGCACCGAACTATCCATCAAGGGGAACGGACGGATGAAGTTCCTTTACATGGTCAAGAACGGGAACCGTGAATGGATCGACCTGATCGACCGCGATCGGAAGTTCAGATCCTTCCGCATCGACGACGTGAAGCGGGTACACATCAAGTCAAAGCTTCGCTGATCAGACAGAAGGGAGTCCCCCACTTCGGTGGGGGATTTTCTTTGCCCATGCGAAACCCACCACCCAGGGAACAGGGATGGTGGGGAATCCGTCTAGCGGGTCTCTTTAGCCCTAACGACGCGGATTTCTTTCGCAGGCGCTTCTTCCTCAACTGAATCAAGCGCAACGATAGCCCTAGCCATTTCATCAGCCAGGTCTTTGATTACCCCAGCATCGGGGTTGCCAGCGACCTTCAAGATCGCCGAACGGATTTCTGAATGACTAGCCATTAGACAGCATCTCCAATAATTTCAGTTTCTGTTTCTTCAGTGCAACGTAGTCTACTTCGTCCACGTCGTCAGCCTTCACTTCTTCGACGATCTCCGATTCGGGCTTCAGTTCGTTCACGACCTTCGACAGAAGATCTACTTCTTCCAGCGACATGTCGGATCCTTCCTCAAGCTTCAGAAGGACATCTGCAAGTTCGTCACTGTCCACACCGGCACGCTTAGCGATCTTCGACAGACCACGCACCGCCACAGTTCCAGCGGTCGCAACATAAGCGGGAGATGCGACAACCGAAACTTCTGCGAGACGGACAGCGTGAAGGGTTCGTTCCGTACCAGCATCGTTCCAGGAATCACGGATCACACTGAAACCAAACGACATGGAATCTAAGTCGCCACGGCGAATCAAGGTCGCCATGTCCTTCCCTAAACTTGTCGGGGCGATGTCGGCTTCCACATATAAGCCGTGCGAATCCTCTGTCAGACGCATCGTGCCAGCACGGGTAGACGCCAGGACGTTCGCAGGGTTGTGATCGTAAAGAAGGAACATGTTGTTCCGCGATTTCAGCGATCGTGAGAACGCGCCAGGGGCAACGAATTCGGTGAAGCCACCCAGGTTCTCTGATCGTGAATTGAAGACGCTGGCGTAGCCACTGAACGACATTCCGCCATCTTCGAGATCACGAACTTCGAATTCAGTCTTGTTAGTCCGCAGTTCTAGTTTCTTCACAACTTCACCTTTTGTTCTAGTCCGTTCCGAATTCTCTGCTTCAATTCTACCAACGACGCCTTCCGCGTACTCCATAGCGCGACGCGCCGATCGTTTCGACGGTCCAGATCCCCACAGAAGGTGCGCTACAACACCTGGTGACGGGTAGCCGTCTGCCTGCGGGTTAGCGTCTGGTGCGTCAAGATCTGCCATGTGTCGTGCGATCCACGCCGCAATCCGAACCCACTTGTCAGGGGTTAGTGCGTCACCGCGTTCCATCTGGCGTGCTTCTGTGACGGTGCGACCGACCAAACCGTCACCGGCTAAACCTTCGTCGTAGTATTTCAAGCCTTGACGGGCTGATGCACGCATGTAGGCAGGTGCCACCAGATTCACTTGACGTTCTTCCTGATCGTCTTCAATCGATCGAAACGATTCGCCTTCGTACTCACCGGCAGGATCAAGATCTTCAGCGATCGACACGGCGACCATGTTGTCGATGGCTTCGTCCTTCGTGTCATGGCAGGCAACCAATTCGCCATCTTCCTTGACCACACTCCAATTAGGGCAGTCAGGGTGACGATCAGTGATGTAATACGGCACTGCTAGTCAGCCTTCCTAATGTCTAAGACACCTACTTCAAGTCCGTTCGGATCTGATACAGCCCACAGTTCATCGTCCGGTTGCAGGGTCATGTAAAGCGTCTGACCTGGATCCATATGGATTGATGCGGTTCCAGCCGTCGCAGAAGATCCCGCTATGAAGATGTATTCGTTCGATGACTTCGTCATGTTGTGAAGAATCACATCGTGGGGCATGTTGTCGGCACCGACGATCTGTGTCGGTGTCGTGTTAGACAGTGTGTAGAGTGCGTTCCTGATTGGCATTAGGTCACTTCATCCTTGTAAACCGCTTCTGGATCTTCTGGGCTGACCTGCGCCACACCCTGAAGTTGCACGGACGCCAGACCAGTGTGATCGATCGGTGGTAGACCCATTGCCTGTAAAGCTTCGGCGGGACTGAAACCGGAGTAGACCAGTGCTTGCACCATCTTCACCCGTTCCATCTGCGCCTTCACATTGGAATCTTCGATGTTGACGTTTGCCAACGGGACACGTGGCTGTCTGGCGACGTCAGATCCGACTGGTGGCATGTCTTCCAGTGCCCTAACTTCGTCGATCGACATCGCGCCAGCTTGCAGAAGCGAACTGTAGGACTGTGTGCGACTTGTGAGATCACCGCGAAGCAATCCGTCAAGATTGAAACGCAGGAAGGCTGTCGTGCCACCACGGTAGCGACCCATCAGGGTAGACATCTGGGCTTCGACCTTCTGTGCAAGTGGGCGAAGGTTCGTGGACACCCATTGACGGTTGTTTTCTTCGACCGACGCATAGGTGTTCGTTCCAGGCAGACCCATCAAGTGCGGTGGGATGTTGAAGGCACGTGCCACATCTTCCACAGCCATGCGACGTGCTTCGATTGCTTGTGCCTTTTCAGGATCAGACTGTGTCGGCTTGAAGGTTGCGCCACCAGTCAGGATGCCGGTGCGGTGTGCCTTCTGCCAACCCTTGTGGCTAGCATCGAAGCCAGTGCGGAGATCGTTCGCCTGATCTTCTGTAAGCGCCCCAGGGTACTCAATCACACCAGCCATTGTCGTACCGTTGCCGAAATACTGTTGTGCCCATCGTTCCAGACCCAGGTGAAGTCCGAAGGATTCCTTCAAAGCCTGAACACGTGACACACCACGGACAGCACCAGGCTTCATCAGATCAGGGATGAAGATCATGTCATCTGTAGTCAACGGTTCCGGTTCGCCTTCGACGGTGAACTGCAAACGACCCAGCGCTGTGCGCTTCACACTGACGGTAAGCGGGTTCAGAACGACCAGGTTGACGACTTCGTTTCTCCGGTTAGTGTAAACGCGAATGAAGGCGTTACCTTCCAGAAGCATGCTAGTGAATACCGCAGAGTAGAAGGCTTCACGCGACAGATCTACGTCCGGCTTCATCACCCAGTCAGGGCGCGGACGAAACGGACGGCGAACAGCGCGACCAGATCCATCGTCAACACGAATGAAGACATCAAGGGGAAGCGTTGACAGTGTTGTAGAGATCAGATTGACCGCTGAGAACACGGCATTGATCGTGTAAACAGTGTCGGAATCTACCTTCGTGCCACTGATCGTGCCGAATGCAATATCGTCACCTGCCGCAAAGATCGACTGGTAGCTGATGCCACGTTCTTCGAATAGCCTATTGAATATCACGTTATCGTCCCAGGGCGTATCCGATTAGAGTGAGAAACAGTCCGCCCACGATGATTCCCACTGGTATTGATAGAAGAAGAACCCCCACGGTCACGGCGGTGACACCGACAAGTTGAAACGCTAATGACATACCGCCACCCTATCCGAAGAACTGTGGGACTACTTGTTCCATTCTAGCGACCGTTGCGCGGTCCACAGCTATCACACCCGCTACCGCCAGGTCGATCTTTCTGGGTGACGAACGACTCTCCTTCACAATTCGCGGTCCCAGGTTGTCTTGCTTGACCACAGCGTTCGATAGGTGACGCGCCATCGCAGGATTTCCATCATGGACCAGATCGTGATCCATCACCATGTCGAAAAATTTTGCGCAACTACCCACCATGCGTCTGGGCGAAGTTGACGGATACTCAATAACAGGCAAACCCATGTCTTGAAGGACTTGCATCGATCGTTGCCACCGGAACGGGTCACACGCAATCTCGACCACCTTCGGGTGATCCTGACAATACTTGATGATCGTCTGTTCGACGTCCGCAATATCTACACGCCAGTCTTCGTCGTCAAGATCTGGGTCGCGTTCCCACAGCTTCACAACTTCCACCCTGATCGGCTGATCTTCCTTCTGAACCGTGCAAGCCACCAGCGCGGTACAGTCCCCACTGAAGGATCCATCAAAGCCCAGAATGATTTCGTCATCCGGTGTGATCGGTTGTCCACCTTCGCAGGCTTCCCACGCACCGGCAGGTAGCCAGGACAGGGCACCACTCAAGAACTGATTCATGCGCTTAGTTCTGAATTCGGCTTCCGGTGTGCGTCGCATCGAAGCTTCGAAGTCGCCAGGATCGTTCAGGACACCGAACCCAGGGTTAGCGCGTTTCCACGATTCGGGATCGCGGTGATCAGCGTCATCGGTCCAGCACGCCATCAAGAAGTTCTGATCGTATTCCATGTCAGCCTGCGCCAGACGAATCTGTTCCAAACCGTAGTTATACAGTTCGAACGCAATGGAGTCACGCCCCGTCGAATCAGACTTCACACCGGCGGTTGTGATCGACACCATGTGCGCTTTGTTTCCACGTGCCGCCATTGACAACTGCATGACGTCGAACATCTTCCGGTTCGGGAAGCTATGTGTTTCGTCCATGTAGATACTTGTACTGTTCAGACCTTCTGCGGCACCGGCTTCAGCCGATAGGACACGATAGACAGATCCAGTGGAAGGCACTTCGATCGCGTCACGGTAGATCTTCGTAATCTGAGTTAGTTCTTCGTCACTCTGGATAATCTTCTTCGCTTCGTTGAATACGATTCGTGCCTGGTCACGTGTTGACGCGACACTATACGTTTCCGCACCGCCACCACCGAAGATCGTGTCGAAGATCGCCAGGTGACTAGCCAGCGCCGATTTTCCGTTCTTGCGGGGAACCATAACGTGTGCCAGCCTGAACTGATAGCGATTCGGATCCACACCATCGTCCAGATAGATTGCACGGATCAGATTCTTCTGCCAATCCATCAGATGCAACCGCGACCCAGACTGACCAGCGACAGAATCCTTCGTGATCACACCGAACAGTTCGATGAATTCGATCGCCTTTTCAGCACGCGACATACGGGAAGGGTCATTATCCACAGGTGTCAGAAACCGTGGTGCCCACCCATCAGCGTCCGTGATACCAGTCATCGATTACCCTACGTGTCTTTACGTGTTGCCCTTTAGGTCGTTCAGCCAGTCGTGCCAAACACACATCCCGTCCAGGATCTATCGTCTTGATTCTCGCATTGAATGATCTATAACGTCGTAACCATTCACGATCAGGACTGGTGTGAATAATCCAGATGTTGTGTCTAGTCATCGAACCTAAACCCAGTGCCGACCGGATCGCACCCTTCCGTGCTTCCCTAGCGACCAGACGCACTTCATTCGAATAATCATGTTCATCATCCAGGAACGGAGTCATCGCCGAAGCGATCGCATCCATGTCGATGATGATGTCACCCTTTTCCGACCACTCACGAACATACGTGGACTTCCCAGCACACGGCGGACCAGTGACAACCGTGATCATCCGTGCTTCGCCATCAATTCTTCAAGCTTCGATCTGCGCGTCACTTCAGCGACACCCAGACGCGCACGGTCTACCGGACTGAACCCCAGCATTGACAGGTTAGAAGTGATCTCAGAATTCAAAGCACGCAACGCGCGCCGATCCTTCGACTCACCAGACGACGCGACAAGTTCCATCAGCCGTGATCGTTCATCCAAAGACTCACACGTCATCAGAAGAAGTTCGATGTCAGTCTGCGGACTAATCCATTGGATCCCTGCGCCCCAGATCCGATCCCACATCGCATAACCCGCGTCACCCAGCGGACGGTGCGGTTCCGGCACAGCACCAGACGCAGGCAGAACCTGGACTTCGCCTTCCTTCGGCAAAGCACGCTTCCCTGGATTACCCAGCATGCGCTTCTGTTCTATCGGCTTCGGCGGTCGCCCCATCTGTCCCATTCTTCTAGCCTACCGAACCCTTCCCCCAAAATGCCGACTTTTGCGGGTCTACATCTCTGCATGGGGCTGACGGGGTAGTGGATTTTGCCCTTTGAAGAAATTACCCGTCCCCATATATAACCCCGTACGGGTAGGTGGGTGCCGTTAGTTCTGTTCTGGGATGTCTCTGAAGCGTGGTGTCATGGGCTTGTTGCCACGTTTCCGGTTGCAGGACCTGTGTGCTTTAGCTAATGCAGAGTAGTGACCCTGTTCAGGATTTATGTGATCGGCTTCCCACGGATCGGACGGGGTAGGTCCCCCACCGCAAAGATGACAGACGCCCCCAGGGGTCCCCATCAAGATCTTTTTTTTCTTTTGATAATCGCCACCGTAAAGAAACTGTTTCTTCAACTGTCGTCTGGGGGACTTTGATTCTTGTGTTTTCCTTCGATGGTCAGGGCAGTACGACCCCTGTGTCAGCACACCGCATTTCAGACAGGGACGGGAGAACCCCCAGGATGTCATGTTTCTTTTGTTTCGAATTGTGTTAGCTGATCCTGCCGGAGTAAACGAAGTTTCCCTGACTGATCCCACGCTGGTGGTGTGGCTTCTTCCCACGCTTCAGGTCCACGTCTCCATCCGATCAGATCGACTAGGTGTGGTGTGATGTCGTCACTGAACGCTAGGACCAAGATGTGATTCAGGATTGCGTACTTGTGTTTCAGTAGAAGGTTGTGGTGTGGATCTCTGATGCGTTTCACTTCGATGTTGTCTCCGACGTCCGGACGATCGGCATATAGGTGATGATCTTCCGGCTTCCACCATCCGGCGTTCCAGTGACGGTTCGTGTGTTTCGCTGTGGCTAGTTCGCATCGTGCGGATGCGTAGTTAGCCACGTAGTTGTCCTGCATGCGTTCTGCATTCATCGCATACGCTGGTGCGTCACCACGACGCATGTTCATGTCAGTGCATCGACGGGCGACGAACTGTGCCAGTTCTAGATCCGACTCACTTAGACTTATTCGAAGTGTCACGGGCTTCCTTCAGTAGTTCCGCTTGACGGTCATAGTAAGAACGCCACAGTTCGGGTTGTGACTGTTCCCGCATCTCACGGACGTACTGGTCCGTTTGCTTCAGGATCTTCTGGTCAGTCTTCTTGTTCGCTGTCATCTGTCATCATCTCCAAGTTGTCTAGATAATCAGTTACATATTCGTTTCCCAGGTAACGTCTTATGATCACGTGGATCAGTAGGGCATCACGCTGGAACCGACTGATCATTTCGTCTTCTTCCGTAGACAGTTCGATCATGCCGTCTCCCTGTGCAAGTGACAACTTTGCACTGAAGAATAGAAGGCTGTTCATGTCAATCAGTGTTGCGACTTCCTCTGGTGTCACTGATTCTTCGCCATGCTTCATAGCTTATGCACCGTCCCTGAGTAGTCCACACCCTTTTCAAGCATCAGAACTGCAAGTCCTGGAATGCTGTCTTCGCCGGTGGTCTGTCTAAACCAATTCGATCCGTTGTCCATTGTCGGTCCCATGACCAGGAACCTTGACGTCCCACGTGGCGTTGACCCTAATTCTGTAATACGTAAGTGATGCCAGTGCCCGTGTATAAGAAGTGAAGCGTCTGCGACTGGCTGATTGCCGAATGCCTGTTGACGCCACCACGTAGCCATCATGTCAGGGCGACGTGCCTGATGCCCATGCACAACACCTAGAACGTGTGTGTCGTCGTCTTCCCATACCTTGATCGCTAGGGATTCATCCCACGGTTGCGGTTCCACGAAGCGCACATTGTTTGCACCTGTTTCTGTCGCCAGTCGTGCCAGTTGACGACCGATGAAGACTCCCCAGTCATCTGTCGGTTTACCGATCGCTTTGCCGTTCATCCGAAACTGGCAGTGATTAGATCCGATCGACGCATAGGTGACGTCGGGCACCATCTCTGCGATCGCACGAAGTGTTGACCATGCTAACGACGTCGCCAGATCTACCTGTTCCATGATCGACAGATCGTTCGAATAATTCTGTTGTGGGCTGTTCGCGTTATAGAAGTTCTCTACTGTGTCACCTAGATCAGCGAAGATGACCTTTTCCGGCTTTTCGTCCTGGATCATGCGAAGAAGCTTTGCCTTCGTCAGTTCGACCCGTTCCAGAAGTGACTGTGTGTCGCCACGGTAATCGACCTTACCGACTTGAAGATCTGACCACAGCACTACCAGACAGCGCGGGTTAGGCTTACCTAACTTGACTGGCTTGATCTTCTTCTTTGCTTCCTGGATCAGAAGCGGAAGATCGATTTCGCCGTTCTTCTTCCGGAACGTAAACCTGTAGGACGTCAGCCAGACTAGATCGCCGTCCTTCTGTTGTTGCCACCTCGAGGTGCGGACTGGTGGGATCACTTCGATGTCTTTAGGATCTAGACCGGCGTCGATCAGGAATTCGTCGAAGTTCTCCGGTTCGGATTCGTAACCGTGCGTCGTTGCGACACCTTCTGTGCCGTCGAAGTCAACACCAGGACGATAGTCCTTCGGGACCTGTGGCTTCGGTGCTGGCTTCAGATTCTCAAGCATTAGTCGATCAGCCTGCAACTGCATGACCGTTGCCGGTGCTTGTGAACAGAATTAGCGCTGACGGTTAGACCTAGCTTCGTCATTTCTACTGCCAGAGTGTGCGACTTCCATTCTGGATCCAGAAGTGCTTCCATCAGGATTTCCTGATCACGATCGTTCAGACTGTCCAGGATGCTTCTGACCTTGCACGGTCTGATGATGTCGGGGCGTTTCAATCCTTCAAGCATTAGTACTCCCTTCTGAGAACCGACCATAGTGGAAGATTCGACCTATAGTTGAAGCCCGTGGTCCGGCGTGTCGTATTGGCTGACTGAGATGAACGCACCAGTGTCGTGATCATCTGCGTAGCGCTTGAAGGCGACCAGTTTGACGATCTGACTGTCGTCATCCCAGATCCCTGCGTCGCTGAGAGAATCACCGATCGCACGGCATAACTTATCCACGTCAGGTGGAACGATCGGTTGCGGTCGCTTACTAGAACTAATCGACTTAGGACGTTCCAGGTAGAACGCGACTTGCAGTTCGACTGGACCTGATAAACGTGCCCAATCATGTTCCAGACTGGCATAGATCGCATATTCTGTGACGACCTTCCGCCATGCTGGAAGATACTTAGAAGCTTCGATGAACCGTCCCCGTACCTGTCGCTTCGACCCCTGTGGGGCTGGGCGACCTGGCACGAAGAATGACAGCACATTCTATTCTAGAACGGCGGTGCCTGATCGATCGGCTGATCTGCGTCTGGGAGTGGCTTCACATCCCAGATGGCGTTCACTGCCGCATGTCCGACCTTTTCTTCACGCTGTGTTCCCTTGTGGATCAGGTTCATGTCTTCAGCGCGGACTTCAAGACTGATTCCTTTAGATCCGTCACGCTTATCGAACCGCTTCGTCTTCAGACGTCCAGTGATCTCTACTTGATTGCCTTCTTCGAATCCGGCAGGTCCGACGACACTGAAGTAGTCAGCGCCGATCTTTTCCCACTTACCTTCTGGTGTCTTCCGCATCTGGGAGTGTGCGACGTCGTACACGGTGCCCCAGTCGAATTGCTTGACTTCATTGATGAAGCCCTTGAAGTTTACGGTGATCATTTCTATCCCTTCTTGTCAGGTGGTCTTAGTCTATACACTAACCACTGACATCGGATATGACGTGGCTGGGCGCACAACAGTCGTAGTGGTGGCAGATCCTGATCCCTGGAAGGACCGGATTCCCGTCATCGTCGATCGGTGTGATCTGGTCTTCAGCGAACCTGCCGTGCCACGGGATGCACTTACCTTCCTTCGTGTGGACGGTCTGGACCTTCCGTGCCCTGCATGACGTACACAGCCGACTGTTCCGTCTGATGCTGTTGACGGTCCATTCGTATCCGCATCGTTCGCAGGTGATCACTGGCACCGCATAAGGATACCTGCATTCGAACAGGTGTGCGAATAGTGCTGATCGGTCTAAACGGTCAGTGACTCATAATCGAACACGATCGGGCAGTTGACCAGGTCATACATCGTCTGCAAGTAGTCGATCGAATCTTCGTGGCAACCCTGCCTGACCGACAGTCCGCTGTATTCACCGTGTGGGCTTGACCAGGATCTGTCGTCCGGAAGTCCGACGGTGATGTGATACCTGTAGTGCATGCCGCAGTCTTCACACATGGCTGTGTCCTGACGGTAGTAGCCACCCTGCCCTTCGACCAGGTTGCGTAGCCGGTGACGAATAGTTCCTTCTGGTCCCATCATGATCTGCCTTCCTAACCTTGCTTCGGATCGATGACTTCGTGATTGATCATCGACATCACGTCTGCCCAGAAGTCTGCCATCGACTCCCCTTGCATCTTGGTCTGTGCGAACGCACCGACTCCGGTTCCGCTGTTTCCATGTCCGTTGTTCCAGACATAAGGATCGGGTAGACCACATTCGAATTCGTAGTCGTCGAAGAATTTCTTTTCCGACCAGGTTGCCCCTTGCTTGGCTAGTAGCCGCGTGACCTGTGTCTTCGTTGCCATGATCAGTTTCCTTCCTTGCGGAATGTTTCGAAGATGCGGACGTAGTAGGTGCGTGCAAAGTCCACGTCGCCCCGTTCTGCGCTTCGCAGGAAGTCTTCGAACAGTCCTAGATATTGTTGTGTCTTCTTGACCGACGATGTACCTGCCAGCATGATCCCCATCATCGTCCGTGCGTCTGCGCGAAGTTCGTTCAGTGCGCCTTCGGCAATTTCGTTTATGGTCCGTATCATTTCAGCTTCCCTTCCTAGATAACTTCGGATAATGCGTCGATGTTGTGAGTCTCCATCAGTGCGACCATCTGTTCCCAGATCGCGTCCTGATCTTGACATGCCCTGTTGTAGTGGGCTTCGATAGCTGGCTTCTGTGAAGCCTTGACGTTCTTGCTAGCACTGCCAGCCAGACGGTATTCCTTTGCCCAGAAACGTGCTTCACGAAGCTTCTCCGTGTATGCGTCGTCCAGCTTTGCCAGTTCTTCGATTGCTTGTGTTCTAGTCATTTTGACTTCCCTTCTGTTCATGTAAACCATTATACACATATTTCAGAAAAGTATGTCAAGTCCTAGACAGAATTATTTACAACCAAATTCACCAGGCTTGCACTCATAATGTTCATCCAGATTATGCAACGCCTTCACCCAATCACGATGCCCTGGCACTTCAGCCGGACGTTCCCACGGCTTCTTATCGACCGCAGGATACGGTTCGTCATGCCACCGTTCCTGATTCAACCATGTAGCCGGACGCGGAATGAACTGCTTCGCCGGAAGGTTCGGATCCGAAGCAAACTTATTCACACCATCGATGATCACTTCATGCCCATAAATGTTCACAGCCCTGGCGAACGCCTGACGCGCTTCACCCTTCCCCAGCTTCCGTGGATACGTGTTCCAGAATTCATCGAAGTGACGAAATATATCGTTAGGTAGTTCTAGTTCAGTAGTTCTAGTTATATGGGTCACTGGTGACGCGGGGTCGCGTCGTGTGTGACGCGGGGTCGCGTCGTGTGTGACGCGGGGTCCAGCACGATGCACCGTGTAGATCGAAGACTGATACTTACCATCCTTCACACGTTGCTTCCGACTCACAGCCCCATGCGCGATCAGTTCTTCCGAAGCACGATCAATCGACTTCAAAGAACACTTCAATCGTCGTGCAAGTAATGTGCGCCCAGGGAACGCATTCTGTGTGTCATTGTCCGCATACCGCGCCAGCACCGCATACAACCGGACAGCCTTATCTGACACATCCATGTCAAGAAGCCATTCTGGGATGATGCTAAACCTGACGTCTGTGTCAAGCTTGTCCGTCATTGTGTTCCTTCCTCAAAGATTGGATCGCTAATTCTAGTTGACGTTCCGTGAACTTGAATCGTGGTCGCGCCTTAGCGTCGATCGAAGCCATCCGTGACGGCGGTTCCGGATTCTGAAGACGATGCCACGCCCAGTAATCTTCCCCACGTTCCCTGATCAGTTCATTTTCGTACTGTGCGACCGGATGCCAGAACGCTTCCAGTTGCAACAGATCCTTATCGATGCCTAATTCCTTAGACCAATCCACCATGTGCTTACCCTTCTAGAACGGTATGTCGTCACCCATCCCTTCAACGGGTGATCGTGTACCGTCCGGATTCAGAACATACCACTTCTGTTCGCCGAAGTGAAACACCGGCGTGGATGTTTCATCCCACGGTCGAAGCTTGTGTCCTGCGGATCGTGCCCTGACCGCCGAAGACGGATCTGATTCCACTAGCCCGTTCCAGGATGCACAGATCATCATGACGTTCGTGATGTCAGACTCCCTGGACTTAGATCCACCCATCTGACGGTTCACCCTGTGATGCGGCACCACTTCGGTATCACCACAGTGCCAGCACTCCGGATCTCGAGCGCGAAGCTTCTTGATCAGCGACGGCTTCAACGCCACGATCAGTCCTTGTCTGTCTTATAGAACCCAGATCCTTTGAAGATCGCAGGGACCGGTGCAAAGCGTTTCGACATCAGATGATCCTGATCGCACACGATCGTCTGATCCTCTGTAATGGAATGCATCACATCACGTGTGATCGAACATGCTTCACACCAATACGTATACAACGGCATCAAAGCTTCATTTCAGCCTGCATGATCTTCGACATAGTCGCATGCGCCATGATCTCTGATTCGATGATCTTCAGCTTTGTTCGGATCCGATTGACCCGCGCTTTAGCCAGATCGCGTGCCAGACGTGCTTCCGAAGCTTCAAGCTTTGCCTGCGCTGTTCTCTCTGCAACCGACCCTGTAGCCGATAGAAACGATTTAGCTTCGACCGTGTCCAGCGAATTTTCGCATTCAGCCAGATCAATTTCAGCTTCGTAAAGCGCATCAGATCCCTTCCGATTAGTCTGTATCAGTTCCTGTAGTGCTTCGACTACTTGTGACGGATTCAATTAGTGTTTCCAATCTGTCCTTCAGGTGCAACCGCCAGAAGATGACGTCGGCTTCATTTCCGCGTTCGTGTGCTTCCTGAAGCGCCATCGCTATTTCCTTCACCGACGCTAGTTGCACGTTCCACTTGTTCGGCACGTTCCTTGACCTTATCTAGTTCGGCGGTCGAAGCCCTGGCGGACTTAGCTTCCTTCCATAGTAGACGTAGGGCGTCAACATCATTTAGATTTTCGGCTTCGGCGATCCAGTCGCGTGTTGCCAGTTGCGCGCCACGCATCACCTTCTGCATTTCTTCACGCGAAGCCAGAGACTTCGAAGCGTCATCCTTATTGCCTGTCCATGCTGATGATGCCAAAGCCAGACATCTTCCGACGGCGCTGGTCTCGCACACTTCCAATCCGCTGGTGGCTTGTGGACCGTGTGCCGAATCGATTTCGAATGCGTGACCAGTGGATTTAGCCACACCGTCGATCTGATCATCCCTGTTCAGATACAGTGTCGCCTTCACACGCCAGATCCCCTTAGCGCGATCAGCGTCCGTCGAATAGTCGTGGGTCTCCAAACGATAGTCGGGATACTGTGCTTCCAGCATCGCCAGTCTCTCCGCGACCGTGGCATATTTCTGTAGATCGAACCGTGGCATTATGACCATTCCTTCCCTATGTATTTCAGGATCTCTACCTGAACATCGTGCATCGCATCTGACAGCGATGAGTAATAACTAGACAGAAGAACTTCTTTGCCTTCGTATAGCTGGACCAATAGCAGATCGTAATCGACCTTCACCTTCACTTCGAACATTACTTACCCTTCTTGATTGTTAGCCACGGGACACCATTTCCCCTAGCCTGACGCGACACAATACGCTTCCCATCCAGGACACCGTACTTCGCCGACCCCATCCTATCCAGCACCTGCGACTTCAACGCATTCAGATCACGTGTCGCATGATCGACGTCACTCTGCGCCATCAGAAGCCGTGAACCCAGTTCCCCTAGTTCCACTTCACTGTCTTCCATGTCAGGGTGCAACTGACGCACAGCTTCATACGTCGCCTTAGATCCATCCCAGGAAGGTTGCACATGTGCTTGTAGGTGATCCCAGAACCGTTTCGCTTCGTTCCGTTGCACTTCGATTTCGAAGTCGTCCCGCAGGATCTCATGTTCCTGCCAGTCCCACCCAGCTACTCCGATGATGTAGGACCGTTGCAGGTTGAAGACATCCATGTAGTGCATGACCTGTGAGTGATAAGCCGGTGGCACTTCATCCCAGTACGATCGTGCGGTCTTCACCTCTAAGATGATGTGTTCACCAGTCTTCCTGTTGACAGCGATCGCGTCAGGGTTCGCCAGCATGTACGGGAACTTCGCGTGACGGTAGGTTCCCAGGATCAGCACCTGCCATGCAGGGTTAGCTTCCGCCCAGATCTTCAAGATCGGTTCTTCGAACGCCTTACCGAAACGAACAGACCAGTTGTCTACCGGCGGATCAGGGATCTGCCCAGTGCGTTTAGCCCACAGACCGAATGCTGATTCCCACGGGTTTAGTCCCATGATCGTTCCGATGTCGGATCCACCGATGCCCTGTGATCGGAGATCGTGCCATTCCTGTGTGCCTGACTCCGCTGTGCCCACATAGATTGCGTCCAGGAAGTCGCCCGTCACTGTCTCGAATTGTCTGTCGTTACTCATACACTGGATTCTATGACTAACTACCGACAGAAGCCATACGATCGTTTCGCCGAAGCGTTAGACACTCAAGGCGAAGTCCCATGTCAGTCCGTACCGGACGTGTTCTTCCCTGAAGACATTCGTAAACCCAGGGAACGCGAAGAAGCCATCCGAATAGCGAAGAAGTTGTGTGCTTCCTGCCCTATCCAGATGGCTTGCTTCGAATATGCGATTGTGGCTAAAGAACGTTTCGGCATCTGGGCTGGAACCCTGCCGTCTGATCGTTAGCCGTCTTCTTCGGAGATCCCTTCGTCTTCGAACTGCCACGTCAAGTGATCCCGCAGGGCGCGTGCCTGTTTCCTTGACAGCACCAGGGCACCATCATGATCGATGTCGATCGGATCCGCGAAGCCCACGAAGAATCGGTTCCCTTCGGATCTTGTAATGATTCCACTGTGCCCACCCATAATCAGTTTCTCATTCATGCGCGTTACCTTCCTTCATTAGTTTCGTCACCGCCCACGCTATCAGCGCGAACCCTATAATCGTCGCCCCATTGATAGGTGCGAACGGATTGACCATCCCAGGTGTCAGGACGAAGCCAGCACCGATCAGCATCACGATCCACCACATCAGATCGTCACCGCCAGCCAGATCGCCATTCCCACCGACAGAACAGTGATGATTGTGAACGATGTCAGGATCACGACAGCATCATCATGCGTCATCGACCAGTCCATCTTCTTCTTCCGGTTGCGACGTTCTTCCTGCAAAGCCACGTGACGTGACGCAGGGACGGGTGCTGGTGTCTCCGACTCCCACAGTTCGGCAACCTTTTCAAAGAACCGTGAGTCTTCGACGATCGCTTTGATCAGGTAGGCAGGCATGGGTGCGTTCTCATGCGCGTGCCACCAGCGCACGATCTGGTCGATGCGTGCCTGATCTTCATCCAATATGTTCTTCATACGACTCATTGTGAGTCCCCTTCCTTGATTCGATGTTGACCACGATAGCGTGTAGTGTAAAGACTAGACAGGACATTTTGATAACAGTTAGGTTACGAAGGAAGGGTATGTATAATGCTAGACATGGGAACTTTTGATTATCACAGCTATGACCAGATGCCACTGGACCAACTGGCGCACATCCGCAACGACGGAATGAAACGAATCGATCAGGTGACAGAAGCCATCAAGCAGAAGGTCATCGAAGAACGCGACAACGGCACACCGATCACGAAGATCGCTAAGACCGCCGGAGTCACCAGACCAACCGTCTATTCCTGGATCTCCGAATAGAAACAGCCCCCAGACGTGGTGGTCGTCCAGGGGCTGTCAGGGAGAATGTCAGAAGGGTAACATTCGTTATCCCAGAATAGCAGTTACTGGCAACTATCGCACTGAAGAAGATCCATCGGATCCACCGGAACCTGGAACCCGTCAACCTGATCGATGCTGTCGAACGGGTTAGACATCTGCGTCACCCTTCGGACGATCGTACTGAAGCACGGAAGTCAGAAGCGACATCACCATCGCCAGACCAGAGATGCTAATTACCTGGACCCAGTCCACGGTGAACAGACCCAGTCCGCCACCACCGATCAAAGCCAGCGCACTCTGGGCACCAGTTTTCAAACATCTCTCGATCGCATAGTCCGCGTAACGCATTAGCTTATCCATCGCCGTTGTCCTCATTTCTGTGTAGCTTCGTCGACTCCCATGTGGCACCGAATATGTACGAAGTAAGAATCAAGCTTATCAAGGCAACCCCACCAGTGACCAGATCACTCACGTCCGTCATCAGACCAAACAGAACGGAGATCGAACTAGCAATCAGCATGATCGCACCGATGATGAACGATGCAAAGATGTACCGGCGACGGTTCTTCCACGATGGCTGTGACATGATGAACTTCAGTCCCTTCAGGTAGGAATCAATTATTCTTCGGATCTGCATCAGCCAAAGATGCTGATCAGCCACGGCACCACTGCCGCGACCAGACCCAGGGCACCGAACATTTTCCACAGATTCATTTCGACACGACGTAGCCGTGTTTCGTGATCCGTCAGCTTCGTGTTGACTTCCTTTTCCAGATCGTCAAGCTTGTCACTGATCCCAGGGAACTGATTAGACAGTTTCTCTAGCATAGATTGAATCTTTTGCACTTGCAGATACAGTTCCTTCAGCGTGATACGGGTCGATGATTCTTCAGCCATTACCGGAGTGCCCTTCTAATGTCGAAGAATCTGCGGAGTCTGGCACTCATGGGCTTTACTACTGGCATGGGCTTCTGGACTTCTTGTGCGGGTGCGGGCTTTTCTTCTTCAATTTTACTGGACGGTTCGTCCTCAAAGTAAGGCGTCGGATCGACCGTCTGCCCCCACGTCCGTGTCGGATGACGCAGTTCGAAATGCAAGTGCGGTCCAGTCGAACTACCAGTATTCCCAGAAAATCCGATCCGTTCCCCACGTTCCACCCGTGTGCCCTTATTCAAGTGCGACGGTTCCTTCAAGTGGTAATAGACAGAGTAAAGATCCCCATCATGCTTCACGATCAGCGTGTAACCGCCAGACGCACCAGATCCCTTATGCACGATCACACCATCAGCCGGTGCGGTCAACGGAGATCCGACCGGCATAGCTACATCGATGCCGTGATGAAACTTCTTCTTCTTAGTGATCGGATGGATACGCCATCCGTAACCGTTTCCCTTATTGATCGTGAAGCCTTCAGCCCACGGTTCCGACAGCTTCATCGCTTAGCCTCTAGAACTGTGTGTGACGAAGCGGTCAACAGCCTTCCGATACCCAGCCTGAATAATCATGTCGCGATCCTCATGCGCGTCAACAAGTTTCATAAGCGCACTGTCAGGGTGAAGGACACTGTCGCCGTCCTGCGGATCAGCCCACGACATAACGAATCCCACTGCGATTTCTTCAATCAGTTCTTCAGTCATTAGGCACCGCTACCCAATCCCCAGCATCCTCATCCCAGGTGTACGCTTCCCCATCCTCAGGCATCGGAATCGGCGCAACCCATAAGCAAGTGTCCTCATCGAGAACCCAAGAATCGTAGGGCTTAGGTGGAATGAAAGCATCGCGGTCAGCATCGTAGGTGAAACCAATACCGGCGTAATTCTTCCGGAGTGCCTTTGACTGGTCCTCACTAGGTTCCCCAGTTTCAGGGTCATAGTGGACACCGCCCCTAGTGTTGTAAGAAGTCTGCCGGTAAATGTCACCAGTACGGGTAATCAGTTCTTCCTCACGCCCATCATCTTCCTGCCTGCCTACGGTCACGAAAGTCACGACATTGTTCTCATCTAGTTTGGCAAAGTGGCTCACGCTATCGTCACCGTTTCTGAAGTAGTACTAGTGGCTGTGACAGTATAAACATCTTGGTCCCCGATTCTAGCGACAGAATGTGTCACACCAGCGGAGAACTGTACGATAGCGTCTTTTGATATTGAGAAGACAACGAGTCCGGAACCGCCAGCGGAACTGTCCCCACCACCACCGCCTGTGTTAACGGTTCCAGGCGTCGTGTTGCTTCCGCCTCCTCCGGAACCGCCAGCCCCGCTAGGTCCGCCGCCACCACCGCCAGCGCGCGTGACTGCCGAACCTGTGATGGACGAAGAAACACCAGCCCCACCCGTGCCTCCGGAACTTCCACTGGAGTTCGTTCCGGCGCTTCCGGCACCACCACCGCCACCAGCAGGGTCCACCGGTCCAACGATTCCGCCTGAGCCGTTATAGCCCTGCCCAGAAGTTCCAGCACCTCCGGAACTCGAGAAGCGACCACCTCCACCGCCGGAACCTCCGGAGCCACCAGAGGCGTTGTTGGACACACCACCGTATCCCCCGCCCAAAGAAGTGACAGTGCTAAAGACAGAATTGTTGCCGTTATTTCCGCCGGTGGCACCACCAGCGCCAACGGTTATGGTGTAAG